AGCTTTCCCTGTTGCAATGCGGACTGCATCAATAACATGTTGATCAAGTGGGTCAGCCATTGCCAACACGACTTTATCTTCTCGCTGATCACGAGTTCGCGGAGTAGGTTCTATGCGCAGCTCGATCCGTTCTATCACGACCTTCTCGGGCCGGGGACGTGCGCGATGTTCTCGGAGGTCCTTTCGAATCGGTACCGGGCGCAGTACCGGCCGATCCATGAGTTCTATCCGATGGAGAACGAGGACGGGGTGATTGACCGGTGCTTCCGGAAGTACCAGTTGCCGAGATATCTGGCCCTGGACAAGTTCGGGCCGCTGGATGTGCTTGAACCGGAGAATGACCAAGAGGACATGCTGGAGTTCCTTCAGTACATCGGGCCAGATGAAGAGAACGGCGACTTCATGGATGTCCATTGGTACAAGGATGAGTTCATCCATCAAGGGTTTTTTGACACTTTCCCGGTCTCGTTCGGGCGGTACATGAAGGAGTGGATGCCAGAGTTCGAGCAGGCATTGGGACGCGGGCAGGGGATGGCCTCTCTCGGGGATGCCAAGATGCTCCAGATGCAGGAGAAGACGGTTCTGCGTGGTGGACAGAAGGCTGTAGATCCGACGGTGATGACGAACAGTAAGGTGAAGGGTAAGCCGAGCGCGGAGCCTGGGAGTTTCATTTCGCTTCAGGGTGGGCTTCTGGGCCGGACGATGGCCCAGCCGATGCAGCCGGGCGATCATAGGTTTGGGAAGGAGGAGGTTCAGAGGACTGAGGAGCGGATCATCCGGGCGATGGGTGTGGATGTCTTTCTGAATTTGCTTATGAGAGGGAACTCCTCACCTCTGAAGGCGGCGGAAGCCATGGGGCGCCGAGAGGAGGCTTTTCGGAGCCGGGGGGCTCTTGTGCTGGGGCTCTCGCAGGATGTCCTGAGTACGCTGGCGATGCGGGTTTACAGGGCGGGTCGGCTGCGAGGGTTCATTGACGAACCTCCGAGAAAGCTGAGACTGGCGAGTGGTGGCGTGTCGTTCGAGTTTTCGAGCCCGCTCGCGCTGGCACAGCGCTCGCAGGAAGTAGAGGCGTACATGAGTTGGCTGGGTAGTGTGGCGCCTTTGAGCAGGAGAGACATCTCGCCGCACAGGCCGATCAGATGCAGCAACGTGCGCCAGCCTTGAAGGACACGGCCAGTGCCGTGAAGGACTTCTCAGAGGCTGGAGTGCAGATTTGAACAAGCCTGATCAAGAATCCTGGGATCGTTGTTTTCGTCATCCCGATGGGACAAAGATCCTTGCGTACCTCTGTGAGTATACAGGGGCTTTCGACGAGTTGGATTTGGCGGACCCGCAAGCGGCTCTGATGAATCAAGCTCACCAAAATGTCGTCCTCCATATCCTGAAGTGTGCAGGGTTGGAGGCGATCTCATTATTGGCCTTGGCCGTGAAGGAGAATGAACGTGAAGATTTTGTTGAATAGAGCGCCCCCCGACGAGGGAGGTGGAGGAGAGCCCGCTGCCACCGCCACGACTGGGACAACGGAGCAGTATGTGGAGCCGGGGGCGACTTCGGATGCGGCGAAGTCACAGCCGCAGCCGGTGCAACCCGCCGCCATCCAACCCGAGGTGCCCTTCGAGACGCTTCTGGGACAGGCCGCTGTCTCGGACGAGCTGAAGGAGTACGGGAAGAAGATTGGAGGTTTGGATAAGCTTTTGAACCATGCGTACAACCAGGAGTCGTTGATCGGGCGGAAGGGTGTTCTTGTGCCGGGGAAGACGCATGAGGAGGACCCTGATGCGTGGAACGAGTTTTATACCGAGCTCGGACGGCCAGGGTCGCCGGATGCGTATGAGATTCCGGAACTTCCCGAGGGGGTTGAGGTTGATGAGCCCTTTGCGGAGTGGGCAAAAAAGACCGCGCATAAGTGGGGTCTGAACCAGAGGCAGATGGCGGGGTTCATCTCGGACTATGTCGGGTATGGTCAGGAGTTGCAGGGGACGGTTAAGGAGCGGGGTGCCGCCGAGGAGGCCAAGGCGAAGGAACGGCTGAATATGAAGTACCCGGGGCAGGCTGACCAGGTACTCTCGGATATCAAGGCGATGTATGAACGGTATGGTGGACCGGAGGCGGTGAAGGCCATGGAGGCCGCCGGGCTTGATCTTCATGAGGACTTTGTGACGGGGGCCTATCAGATGTCGCGCCGGATGCGCGAGAGTGGACTATTCGGATCTATGCAACCAGGAGGCAAGCCAGTGGTTAGTCGAGAGCAAGCGCAGGAGCGAATTAATGAAATTCAAGAGACGCCCTCCTTGCGGAAGGTGATGGTAGACCGGAATGATCCGGGTCACGCAAACTTGCGCCGAGAGTTTGAAGAGATGCAACAGGTGATCCATCCGCCGGAGGCGTCAGGGGGTGACGCCCCTCAACCAGACGGGAGCCTTGTCTTTAAGGTTCAAGGCCGCTAGGATTAGATAAAAGATCGTGGGGGTAGGCGGGTTACCCCGCTCCCCACGGACTTCCGGCGTCCGGTCACGGGGAGCGCCCTTTTCAGGGAACGACATGGGGTTGTTCCTTTTTTCTTATGAAGGGTGCTACCAATGACCAGCACAACCAATATTGATCGCTGGAAGATCGAGACCTATACAGCGAATTTGATGATGACCGCCGAGCAAGAGGACTCTCGTTTTGCTCCGGTGAGTGATGTCCGTGGCGGGCTCACGGGCGAGAAAGTCGAGATCAACGATGACTTTGGGAATGCTTCCGATGTTGTCGAGGTGGCGGGACGCGCTGATCCGACTCCGACGGGTACCGTCGACTATGACCGGACCTGGGTGCATTACCGGATGTTCCGGTGGTTCGGTCCGTACATGGACTCTTTCGACCAGTACCAGATGATTCACGAGCCGACGAACGTTCATCAGCGCGCAGGTGCTGCTGCCGTAGGCCGGCAGATGGATGATCTGGCGATCGCGGCAGTTCTGGGAACGAGGTATACGGGTAGAGATGGGACCACTCAGACGACCTTCCCTACGACCGCTTTTTCCGCCGGCAATTATGGCGCGGCTTTCCTCATTCCGAAGGACCTCGAAGGCGCCGACACGGGGCTCACCGTCGAAAAACTCCTCACCGCCCAAGCCTGCATGGAAGCCAGGGAAGTCCTGAAGAGCGGGGATCGTCTTGTCGTGCCGACCTCGGCGCAGGAGCGGCTTAACCTGAAGAGACAGATCGAAGTCACGTCGAAGGAATTCACCGACATGATGGTCCTGGATAACGGGATGCTGTCGCGGTGGGGTATCTTCGACTTCATCAAGTCGGAGAGGTTGTCGACGGCGACGGTGCGCCGGATCCCGGTATTCATCCCGAGGTACCTGGTGTGTGCGAAGTGGGCAGAGATGTCCGTGGAGCTCTTCACGCATACGCAGTTGTCCGGCGCCAAGCAGCTCAAGTTCGAGTATGCCCAGAACTGGACGCGCCTGCATGAAGAGGGCGTCATCGAGATCGAGTCCACCGTCGGTTAATTAGAGATCGCGAGCAATGCTCGCGATGAGAGGGGTGCCTAGCACCCCAGGAGAAAGAATATGACTATCGATTATTATGGTGATCAGGTGACGAAGACCACGAGCCTTCCGAGGCTTCCGGTTTCGCCGCAGGATCAACAGCCTGTTTTCATGCGCCGGGGGACTTACACGACTCCGGGTGCTATTGCGGTGAGTAAGGGGATCGCGCTGATCCCGGTGAAGAAAGGAGAGGTCTTCCTTGGAGGCACGATTGCCTGCGAGACGGGGACGCTGGACACCGGGGCGATCCTTCAGTTCGGCGATGGGACGGATGTGGACGCGTATGGAGAAGGGGCCGCCAATGATGGTGACCTCGACTTCGGTAAGACTTATTCCTTCGGGTTTGGGTCTGTGTTCGCGGCTGATGGTTACATCGTGGTGCAGTGTAAGGCGGCGAGTGCCGGGCTGATTACCACAAAGACCATCAACATCGTGGCGTTTTTCGGTCACGGCGGCATCTAGGCGGCAGATGTTGTCTGACTGATGGAGGGGCTCCTCCGGCCAGGAGCCCCTCACTTCTACTGAAAGGATGATGAAATGGCTACTCCTTGGAGCGCTTCGGTTGTGAAAAGCGCGAATGTCATCGTGGTTGGAACGGAGGCGCCGGACGCAGGTGCCATTGAGATCCGGGCGGAGATGGAGGTCTTTGTCAGTCAACGCGAGTTCTTGAGTGAGCTGAAGCGGCTGGTGCATCAGATCGAAGAAGGCCAACACCCG